AACTAGTGATACTGAAACTGCAAAAGAATTAAAAGCATCTGCTGACACTATAGTGTTCACAAGAAATAAATTCAAGGTATTCTGCGACATAACAGAAACAGTTCTAAATGGTACAAGTACTAATTTAGTTCAAGTTGTTAACGCTGGACTTGAAAGTGGTCTTGCTAAGAAAGAAAAAAAGGTTGCATTTGCATCTACAGCTCCAACTGAAATGTCATTCTATTACAAGGATACAGTTAATCCTAATAACAATGGTTCATCCGACTATGTTATAAAGAAAGCTACAGGAACAACAATGTATGCTGCTATATTAGCGGCTTTAGCTGATTTAGAAGATGATTATGCTGAAAATGCAAGAGTAACAATGAGAAAATCAGACTACTTTAACATGATTACTACTTTAGCAAACGGAAATGCTTCATTATATGCAGCTCAACCAGAACAAATTATAGGAGCACCAGTTGAATTCTGTGATTTAGCAGTAATACCAGTAGTTGGTGATTTCAAATATTCTCACTTTAACTATGACTTAAACATGATTTATGATAGAGATAAAAACGTTAAAACAGGAATTGAAAGTTTTGTTTTAACTGCTTGGATAGATCATAAAATCAAAATGAGAAGTGCATTTAGATTAGCAGTGGTTACACCCTAGTGAGCCATCCGTAGTTTATACAATTAGCAGCTTAACTAGTATGACAGTAACAGAATTAAAGGGCATATGTGATGGATTAAGCATTACATATGCTACTAATGATGTTAAGGACAAGTTAATAGCTTTAATAGCAAAAAATAAGGGAATAAGCTATGTAGAAAGTGATTTAACAAGTAAAACTTTAGCTAATTTACAGGCTATATGTGATGGCTTAGAAATAACTTATACTCCAGAGAACACAGAAGATGAATTAAAAGCTAAGATTTTAGCATAGAAGGGGTGGTCATATGATTACCCTTTTGCAAATTAAAGAATGGTTAAGAATAGATCATGACGAAGAAGATAGTTTAATACAAAGTTTAATAGATGGTAGCACTGCGATTATTCAAAGTGCTACTGGCATTAAAAAAGAATATATAGAGTCTACTACAGATGAACGCCTAAAAAATCTCTATCTAATGGTTCAAAGAATACTTATTACAGACCTTTACAATGAAAGAGATACTGAAAATAAAGCATTAATAAGCTATTATATACAGTTAGAAGTGGCATATAAGGGGGTCTTAAATAGTGAAACTCAACAAATTTGATATAAAACCTCATGAATTTAAGCATCCAATTGAAATTCAGAGACTCACACCAGGAGTTGATGAAGATAATATTCCTACTGATGGAGATTGGAATACTCTTTTTAAAACTCGTGCAAAGGTGCTGAACGTAAGAGGTAATGAATACTTTGAAGCACAAGAAGTTGGATCGAAGATAGAGAAAACATTTTATATTAGAACTAGAAGAAGTAATCCAGTGACTAATTTAGATAGAGTTATATATAAAGGTGTTACTTATGACATTGAATATGCAAACGACATTGAAGAGGCTGGAATTATAACAGAAATTAAGGTTAAGTTGGTGAAATAATGAGTTTAGAGATTAAGGGAATAAATTCATTAATGAATAAGCTTAATAAATTATCTAATATAAATACTAAAAAGGCAGTTGAAGAAGTAGCTGACACTGTAGAATTTGAAATAAGGTTAAGTGCGAGTTCATTTTCTGATACAGAGTCAAAGTATATTGCTAAGTGTGAAGCAAGAGAAGGTGAAAGATCATACTTTGTTGATATTGGATTAAAGAATGATAATGCATCTTTCGAATTATGGAAAGGCTTATGGTACCAAAATTGGGGTTATTTTAACTATGGTTGGAATTTTAAAGGTCAATATTATATTAAACCTCACCAACTTTGGTTCAATGAAGCAGTTAATAGAATTGAAGGGCCCACATTACAGAAGATGAAAAGTAATCTTAGAAAAGAAATAAAAAAGGCTATGGAGTAGGAGGGTGAGTATGAATAAACTAATTAAACAAGCACTAGATAGCATAGGCATAAATAGCTTTTATATAACTAAAGAAAGTTATGAGGGTGAATGTGTTGTTTATAATTATATCTCAAAACCCTCTTACTATGCTGATAATAAGTTGAAAGGTACTGAGTATACAATATTACTTAATGTTTATTCTAAATCTAAAATAGAAGAAACAAAATCTAAAGTAATAAATGTTTTAAATGCTCATGGAATTAGAGGTGGAGTATCACAGAAGACTATGAAAGAAGAAAATGGTCTATTTAATACTCCAATACAGTTTAATGGATTTATGAGAAATTAGGGGTCTTAGGAAACTAAGGCTTTTTATTATGCAAAAATAAGGAGGAATGTATAAATGACTAGAAAAAGAACAGGGTGTAGAAATTGCATGGTAGCAGAGCAAATAAATACTGAAGGTGTAATAACATTTGGAACTCCAGAACCAATAAAAGACTTGGAGGAATTCTCTTATAGTTACACTTATGCAGAAGGTTCAAATTATGCTGATAATAGGCAGAATATATATAAGAAAAAGCCCACTGGAGTAAATACTTCTTTGACTTTCTCAGACTTATTGCTTGCCATGGAAGCCAAACTAATGGGAAAAAAATATAGTAAAGGTGGAGCTAGTACAAATATAAATGACCAAGCAAAACCAGTAGCATTATTATTTCAAGAAACCTTTGATGATGGTTCTTATATAAATAATGTTATTTATAATGTAAAGCTATCTAAGGATGAAAACTCCGGAAAGACAGAAGGAGAAAATATAGAATTTACTCCTACAACATTAGTTGGTAGAGGGTTACCACTTACGAACCCAGGAGGTAAAGGTGATGGAGATATAGACTTTAAAATGGATTCTGCAGATTCTACTATAGATAAAACCAAATTAGATGCTTTCTTTACAAGTGTTCAATTCTATGAAGAAATAATTTAGTTTAAGGGACTAGTTAACTCTAGTCCTTTTTCTTTTAAAAGGAAGTGATGAAAATGGAATTAGTCAAGAAAATAAAAGAAATTAATATCGAAGGTGAAGAATTTATAATGACCTTTGATATGAAGTCTATTGCAACATATAAAGAGATAACAGGAACTAGTTTTAATAGGGGTGCTACTAAGCTGTTCCAGTTTGATGATGAAGCTGTAATATATTTTATTGCTAGTACATTGCGAAGAAAAGAAACTCCGGATATACCTTTAGGAAATGAGGTTGTACAAGGTGACTTAATATACTTTTTATTAAATCACACAATGAATGTTATAGAACTAGTAGCTGAATCATTACCAGAAAACAAAAACTCAAAAAAAAAAGAGAAACAGATGAAGATGTAGACCTTGATTGGATGTTTTATGCCTACACTACAATTTTAGGTAAGAATGAGGATGAATTTTGGGGAGCAACTCCAAGAAGAATTTTTAAGCAAATAGATATTCATAAGGAAGTTAATAAAAATAAAAAGTCTAAAAATGGAGTTAATGAGGTTAGTGGAGAAGTAACTAGATTAAAGGTTTTAGACTAGGAAGGAGGTTTACATGGGAGAACAACTACTCGTTACTATAGGAGCTAAAGATAGTGCTAGTACAGTTATTAAAAAGGTTAATAGTGAATTAAAGTATTTAGATAGAGAATATGGATTAGCAAAGAAAAGTTCTAAGGATTTTGAGAGTTCACAGGATGGATTAAGAACTAAACTAGACTATCTAGGCAATAAATACGAAGTAAATAAAACTAAGCTACAAGCATATAAAAATCAACTAGATAAAGCAAAAGAAAGTGTTGCTAAGAAAGAAGAAGAACTTGAAAAACTTAAAAATGCTGAGGGTGATAATGCTGTAGCTATAGAAAAAGCTGAAAAGCAACTAGAAAAATATAAGGATCAACTAGATAAAGCAAATAAAAATATTAATCTTACAGAAAAAGAAATGGGGAACTTAACAAAAGAGATTGATAGCACTAGTGAATCTTTAGATAATTTCAAAGTTGAACAATTTAAAGCCAGGATGGAAGAAGTATCTCAATCGGTTCAAGATGCTGGACAAAAGATTAAGAATGTAGGACAAGGGATGTCTAATATAGGTGGAGGGTTAATGAAACTTTCCGCACCTATACTCGCTGGAAGTGTAGCTATAGGAAAAATGAATATGGATTTTGAACAAGGAATAGCTAATATAAATACATTGCTAGATGATACAACTAACCTAGATTCATATAAAAATAAAATAAAAGAATTATCAGATGATACAGGTATAAACGTTGAAATAATGACAGATGGAATGTATCAAGCAATTTCCTCGTTAGGTGATGCTGGAAAGCAAACTGAGGGAATATTTGAAGTTATGGCTAAGTCCTCTAAAGCTGGAGGAGCTGAAACTTCCGACTCTGTTTCTCTGATAAGTGCAGCTATGAAAGGATATGGAGATATATCTGAAAAAACTGCACAAAAAGTAAGTGATTTAGCTTTTGTAACTGCTAAATTAGGAGTTACTACCTTTCCAGAAATGGCTAAAAGTATGCAACCTTTATTCCCGTTATCCAGTGCTCTTAATATAAGTATGGAAGACTTGTTTGGTAGTATGGCTACATTGACAGGAGTAACAGGTAATACAAGTGAAGTATCAACTCAATTAAAGGCTATATTTAGTAATTTGATTAAGCCAACAAAAGCAATGGCAGAAGTTATTAAGAAATATGGATATGAGAACTCTCAGGCCATGATAAAGAGTGAAGGTATGGCTGGAGTACTAGAGATACTACAAAAAGAAACTGGTGGAAGTGCTGACAAGATGGGAGTTTTGTTCTCTAGTACTGAGGCATTAACTGCAGTAACTGCTTTATGTGGAGCAAACTACAAAGATTTTATTAATAAATCTGGACAGATGAATAATGTATTAGGTGCTACGGATACAGCTATGAAGAAAGTATCTAGCACTGAAAAAGATAAATTAACTACATCTATAAATAGATTGAAGAATAGTTTTTTAGAATCTGGTGAGAAATTGACACCACTTATAGATGGCCTTTCTAATGGTATAGAAGATGTAGCTAATGCAATAGGTAAAATGAATCCAGAAGTAGTTGCATCTATAGCTAAAATAGGATTATTTACATTTGCCACAGGTGGAGCTTTAAAAGGTGTAGGAGGCCTTACACAAGGTATAGGTTCTTTAGTTATTGGAAGCGGAAAAGCTATTGGTAAGTTTACTGAATTTGCATCTAAAACAAAGACATTAGAAAAGATAAGTTCAATGGCAAGTGCTCAAGGTATAAGCAAATTTGGAGCTGCTATAACTGTGTTAGGTCCAGCTGCACTTGGTGCAAGTGTAGGAGTAGCGGCAGTAGCTAGTGGTATTTTGGTGGCTAAAACTAATGCTGATTTGATGAATAAGACTATATTATATACTACAGATGAAATGAATGGCTTAGAAAGAACTTTAACTAAATTTAATGGCACACAAGTTAAATCTAAAGATGAGCTCATTGAGTCAGGTTTGGTTTATGAAGATTTTAATAAAAATATAAGTCCAGAATTTCAAAAAAAAGTTGAAGAAAGTACAATGAAAATTAATGAGTTTAACATGAAGTTACATGAAATTAATTTTGATGGAGCTATAACTGAAGAAGAGTCTAAGATATTTGAAGAAGATGTTAAAAAAACATGTGATAGTGCTATAGCTGCCATTAAATCTAAGCAAGAAGAAACTAATAAGGCTATGAATGATTTATTCGTTAATGATGGTGTTATAAATGAATCGGAAAAAAGAGTAATTGACTTCATGAATAAGACTAGTGATACACAGATTACTGAAATAAATAAATTAAAATCCGATATATTAGGAATAGAACAAAAGGCATTAGAGGATAAAAGGGCGTTAACTGAAGGGGAAATACAAATAATACAAGAAAAAAATAATAGAATAAGACAAATTGAACTTGAAGCCATAGGATCTAATCAAGATGAAATTTTATACGCTCAAAAGGAGTTTAACGAAAGAATAAAAGGTATAAGTTTAGAGGATGCAACTGTACTTGTACAAGAAAAAGCTAAGATACGTGATGATGAAAGAGCCAAAATAGTAGCTGGATATGATACTTTAATAGCACAGATGAAAGAAAAGCTATCTGAAGCCACAGGGGAAGATAAGATAGCATTAGAGGAGCAAATAGCTAATGCTGAAAATACAAGAAATGAGAAACTTAGAGTTAATGATGAATTATACAATAGTTACCTAGAGCTTATTAATGAACGAAGTCCTGAAGTGCTTGAAAATTTAAATAAGTTTAATGGGCAAATGTTGGAGCAAGAAGACTTAGCTTCACAAGAAAAGCTAAAAAAAATACAAGAGAGATATGATGGACTAGCTAAAATAACTGAAACAGGCAATGCTTTAGTGCTTAATAAAACAACCGGTTATCTTGAAGCGGTAGCAGTTGTTGTTGATGAAAACACCGGTGAAATAACAGGCATTTGGGAAAGTGTAACAGGTCAAGTTGGAGGATACACAAAAGATATAGAAGGTAAAGTAAAAGAAATGGGGATGCAACATGAATTTACTGCTACAGATGTTATAAGTGCATTTGATGATATGGAAAATACAACAATAGACTCTGCTGGAAATATAGTAAATGCTAATGGTGATATAGTATGGGCATTAAAGGATGTTAAGGATACGGGTAACAATACTAGAGAAGGAATATTAGATCTTAATGGTACTCCTATCAAAATAAAAGCCAATACTGATGGAGCTATTACAAATCTTAATGAAGTTCAGAATGCAGTTGAAGATATAGACCCTTTTAAACAAGTTACAATATCCACATTATTTGAAGCAGTAGGAAGTGGCATAAAAAGTCTGTTTGGATTTGCAGATGGAACTAGTTATGCTCCTAGTGGAATTGCATTCGTAGCAGAAGAAGGACAAGAGTTAATTGAAAAGAATGGTACATTTTATTTAACTGGAGATAACGGCCCTCAACTTTTTAATTTTAGTGGTGGTGAAAAAGTTTATACTGCAGCACAGACTAGGGATATTTTAACCTCCGGAAGTTATTACAATTATGATAGTGTAGCTAGTAGGGAATTGATAAATAGTAATACTAACAATAACTATTACTCTGACAATTCTATTAATAGTAAATTAAATAAAACCATGGAATCTATTTTGACAGTATTAAGTAATATTCAACCTGGTTTAACAGTAAATCTTAACTCAATAAAGCAAACACCATATGAAGCTTATAAAGAAGCAGAGCGATTTGAAAGAAACAGAGCATTGAAATTTAGATAAGGGGATGTGCTATGAAATTAATTAATACAGTTAATAATAAAGAAATTAATTTTGATGGAGAAAAAATTCTTTTAAGTGAAAGAGAGTCATCTGGTATAGATGCAGATCATTCATTATCTAGCGGTAATCATGATGGAGCAATGTATATGGGTGGCCGTTTAAGAGAAAGAAATATGAGTTTAATAGGATGCTTAAATATAAATCCAACTAGATTTCAAGTTGAAAAAAGAAAACTAAGTTCAATTATTAATCCACTTCATTTAGTTAGAGTAATTCATGAAAATTGCATAATTGAAGGATATCCAGTTTCGACAGTGAAGTTTGCTTACAATTATGAAGAGAATATTACTGGATTATATAAATTTGTTATAGATATAGTTTGTCCGGATCCATTTTGGAAGGATATCATTATTGGTGAACAAATATCAACTTGGATAGGTGGATTGAAGTTTAAATTTAAGTTACCCTTTAAGTTTAAGCAGAAAGGTGAGTCTAAAAAAAATATAATCAATGATGGTGATGTGGAAACTTTTATAGAAGTGTTTTTTAAAGGTCCTGCAGTGAATCCTTGTGTACAAAACAACTCAACAGGTGATTTCATAAAAGTTAATAGAGGCTTAACATCTGATGACACTTTGTATATTTCAACAGAATTCGGTCATAGAAAGGTTGAAATTGTGCGTAATGGAGTAAAGGAAAATGCATTTCATTACATAGACCCAAAATCAACTTTTTTTCAGTTGCAAACAGGTGATAATATGATTGAGTATACAACGGAAAATGACTTAGATCCCCAAAGTGTAGAGGTTAGATATAGAAACAGATATTTAGGCGTTTAGGAGGTGATAACTTGGAGCATAGTGGATTTTTTAATGGAGACCAGGAATATGGACAAGAAGAATTTAATAGGTACTTTGATAATATTTATGAAAGTGGAGTAAGTATTGATGGGAATAACAATATGACATTAGGTGTAACACAAGAAATGAGTATACTTAAAATTGCTCCTGGATTTGCTATTGTTAAAGGATTTTATATTTACAATGATAGTGTTAAAGAAATATCTATAACTAGAGATGTTAATTATAATAGAATTGACAGGATTGTAATTAGATTAAATTTGAGCAACAGTAAAGTAAGCATTGAATTAAAGCAAGGAGTAGCATCTAGTAGTCCCCAGGTCCCTTCTCTTCAAAGAGATAGTTTTATTTATGAGCTGTCATTGGCTCAAGTCAAAATTACAACTACAGGAACTATTACTATAACTGATGAACGATTTAGAAATGAAGTTTGTGGAGCTATAAGACCTAAAAACTTAAGTGAATTCAAAAATATGACTAAACAATTTCAGGAACAATTTGATAAGTGGTTTGAAAGTCAACAAGCAAAAGGATGGAGAAATATATTCATACAAAATTCAAATCCTAGTTTGGCGGTGGATGGTTCAATATGGATACAAACAGTATAAAAATAATAAATGTAGATTTTGAGCTATTAGGAGATATAGAGGATTATATCTCTTTTTATTTTGTAAGAAATTTCAGTAAAGCTAAGGAATTTCAAATAGTTGTACCTATAAAATATATTGATATATTAAAAGATGGAAATATCATTTTTATAGATTATAAAAAGGCCGGAGTAATAGAAGAAGTTACTATTGATGAAGATAAAAAAATAATAACTGCCAAAGGTAGGGATTTAAAATCTATTATAGATAGAAGGATTACATTACCCCCAATTGGAAAAGACTATGACGAAATAAAGGCTACTGCAGAGGAAGTTATAAAACATTATGTTATAAATAACTGTATTTCTCCAGCGGATTATAGAAGAAAAATAGAACAATTAGAAGTAGCAATAGATAAAAAGAGGGGTTCAATTCTTGCATGGCAGAGTAGATTTAAGTATCTTGATTTTGAGTTAGAGCAAATATGCAGTACTGCTGGTTTTGGATGGGAAGTATATTTAGACATAGACAGAAAAAAATTTGTTTTTGATATAGTTGAGGGAGTAAACAGAACAATCGAACAAGATGTAAATAGTAGAGTAATATTTTCAGATGAATTTGACAACATAACAAATTCTACTTATATAAATAATTCTTTAAGTTATAAAACAATGGGATATGTTGCAGGGCAAGGTGAAGGAGAAGATAGAACAGTTCAAGAGGTATATCGGAATAATAATACTGGACTAGATAGAAGAGAATTATTTATAGATGCTAGAGATATTTCGGAAGATGATAAGTTGGAAGATAGAGCTAGAGCCAAATTAAATGAGTATGACTTTATTACATCAAATGAAAGTACTGTTATAAACTCTAACTTCATATATGAAGTAGACTGGAATTTAGGAGATTTAATAACTCTTAAAAACTCCATGGGCACAACAAGTCAAAGAGTTTCAGAGGTTACAGAAGTGTATGAAGAAATTAGAAAAATAGAGATAATTTTAGGAAGTGTTATTCCTACTATAGCAGACAAAATGCAATCCCAGATTAATAGTATTCCAAGCTCTAGTGGAAGTAGTGGTGGTGATAAGTCGTATACACATACTCAAATATCTCCAGCAGCTACATGGAATATTATGCATAGCTTAAACAAGTATCCTTCTATAACTATAGTAGATAGTGGAGGTAATGAAGTTATTGGAGATACTAAGTATATAGATAGTAATAATATAATAGTAAGCTTTACTGGTGCATTTGCAGGTAAGGCTTATTTGAATTAGAAGGGAGGTTATTGATTGAAGTATTTAACTAATTTTGATTTGTGCAAAAATGAGCTACAAAATGCTAGAATCCAAAACTTAGGAACTGCTCCAGATAACCCAGTAACAGGTCAAATATATTTTAATAGTGCAGATAATAAATTTTATGGATGGAATGGTGCCTGGATTGATTTAGGACAAGTTTTAAATGGAGCTAGTATAGTTAATTTAATTAATGGCAGTAGCTCAATTTTGGATAATGATAACTTATCCGATACAGTAAATGATGCAATAGAAAAGAGACATAGCCATAGTAATGCTACAATATTAAATTCTATGGAGCAGGCATTTACAACAGCATTAAAAAATAAGCTAGATGCAATAACTTCAGGAGCAACTAAAGTAGAAGCTAGTACAACTAATGGAAATATAAAAATTAATGATGTAGAAAAAACAGTATATACACATCCTGGGACAGGTACTAATCCACATGGAACCACTAAAAGTGATGTTGGGTTAGGAAGTGTAGAAAATAAGTCTAGTGCCACTATTAGAGGTGAAATTACTACAGCTAATATAAACAGTGCTTTAGGATTTACACCTAAGAAAATTATAGAGGGGTTAGAAAGTGTAAGGCCTGCTGCTATAGGTTCTCTTATAGTTTATATAGCTACAGACACAAAGAAAATATGGTATGACCAGGGAAGTAATAATTGGATACAGATAGGTGGACAGGACACAATAGACTGGTCGAATGTAAATAATAAGCCCACCACTTATCCACCTAGTACACATAACCACGATACAGCGTACCTGGGTAAAACTGCTAAGGCAGAGAGTGCAAAGGTTGCTGATAGTGTAGCATGGGGAAGTGTTACTGGAAAGCCTAGCACATTTACTCCACCAGTAGCTAGTACAACAGTGCTTGGAGGTATTAAAGTAGGTGCTAACCTTACTATAGGTGCAGATGGAACATTAAACGCCAATGATAATCCTACAAGCTATTTAATAAAGCAAGAAAAGTTTATAGCTACAGAGGGGCAAACAGTATTTAATTTAACTAAAGGAAGTTACAGGCAAGGCATAGGAGCTTTGTCTATTTTTATGTATGGAAGTAAGATTGGAAATGAAGCTTTTATAGAGACATCTACTTCATCCTTTACTATGAAAAATGGATTAAGTGAAGGGGATGTGGTTCTAGCAGAATATATCCAATTAATTAATGTTCAGCCTTATCCAATACATGCAAATGAACATTTGCCAGGAGGAGCAGATCCTATTCCATTAGCAACTACATTAGCTGCAGGTTTAATGGGTGCTACTGATAAAAGTAAACTAGATAATTCTTATACTAAATCACAAGTAGAGAGTGCTATATCTACTGCTATAAATAATCTTATTAATGGTTCTCCTGGAGCATTAGATACGTTACAAGAATTAGCAACTGCAATGGGAAATGACCCTAATTTTGCGACTAGCATGACTAACGCTTTAGCTAATAAGGTGGACAAAGTTACTGGAAAACAACTTAGTACAGAGGACTTTACTACAATTCTCCTAAATAAACTTAACGGTATAGCAGCAGGAGCCCAAACTAATCAAAATGCTTTCAGTAATGTTAAGGTAGGCACAACTATAGTAGCATCAGATAATGCCACAGACACATTAGAGTTAGTAGCTGGTACTAATATTTCTATAATACCAGATGCTACCAATGATAAAGTAACTATAAATAATAACTATAGCTATACACATCCAACAACACATCCACCTTCCATAATTGCACAAGATGCAAATAATAAATTTGTTACTGATACAGAAAAGTCAACATGGAATGGTAAAGCAAGTACAGCAGTAGCTACAACTAGTGCCAATGGGTTAATGAGTAGTTCAGACAAGAGTAAATTAGATGGAGTGGATGCAAATGCTAATAACTATGTTCATCCCAACGACTCTAATTCAAGGCACGTATCTGATACTGAAAAATCAGCCTGGAATAGTAAAACTGACAAGTATGCAACTAATATAGGTAATGGTACTGCTACAACTATTACAGTTACGCATAACCTTGGCACCACAGATATTACAGTATCTATAAGAGAAGTGGCAAGTCCATATAATGCAGTTCTAACAGATTGGCAGATAGTAGATGCTAATAACATTAAATTGTTATTTGCAGTAGCTCCAACAAGTGGCCAATATAGGGTGGTGGTGATTGGATAATGAAATACCTAAATACACTACAAGATAGGACAGGTAAAAATGTAGATGTTGATGGGCATACTCATACGAAATCAGAAATAACAGATATGCCCACCAAGTTATCTCAATTTACAAATGACGTGGGATTTACAAAAAATGCATTAATACAAACAGTAAGTAATATTGCTCCAACTGGACCTGTAGTTGGTCAAGTGTGGATACAAACATATTAAAGGAGGTTTTATAATGGGAGTACAAAAAAATGCAAGTTATAAAGTGCATAACGGAGTAGACTTTGATGAAATAAATTTTAAGACTATAGCAAGTCAAGTTAAGACAGCTAATGGGAGTGATGTTGAGGTACAATTGGCTGAGAAGGTGAATAAAACAATTCAAACCTTTAAACCAACTTTAATAAACGGATGGGTAAATTATACTAATTGGAATGCTAATTATGGGGATTTAATTTTTTATAAGGATGATATGGGAATTGTCCATATTGAGGGTACATTAACAGGTGGTACTACTGCGTATCCATTTGTTCTACCTGCAGGGTTTAGACCATCTAAAAATATACTTGCTACAGCTTCAGCTTTACAGGGGACATCAGGTTCTACTATTGTTCCTTTACAAGCCGTAATTGAAAAAGACAGTGGTAACTTCGGATTGTTCGGTTGGAATACATCTTTATCAAGAGTGGCTATAAATATATCATTTAAATTAATATAGAATAGGAGAATTTTTATGAAAAAGGTTTTAAAAATAAATGAAGATGGATTTTTTATAGAGGATGTAGTTTTAGAAGATGAGGAATCAATACCAGAAGGGTGTATAGAAGTAGAGTGTCCACAAGGGTTTTATAAACCTAGATGGGATGGGTCAATGTGGATAGAGGGGTTGACTCAGGAAGAAATTGAAGAATTAAAAAATAAACCTGTTCCTAAAACAGAATTAGAGATTTTAAAAGAAACAGTAGAAGAATTAGTATTAGCTAATTTGGGGGTGTAGAGTATGTTTGAAACATTAGCAAGACTTTGGAAAGAGGGAAGATTACCAGAGATTGGACTAGATAGAGCTATACAAAAAAGTTGGATTACAGAGGAGCAAAAGCTACTTATAATGGGGCAAGTTCCAGAACAATAGAAAGATATTGTGAACTAAATAGATCTTAAGAGATTAGAGAAATCTAGTCTTTTTTTATTTTTAAAATTAATTTATGAAAGAAGGAATGAGAATGGAAAACTTAAATGGAGTTAAAGCAGGGTTTTATACTACTATAGTTTTAGTAGGTGGGTTTATGGGTAAACTTTTCGGAGGATTAGACATACTATTTTATGCCTTGTTTATATGTAGCATTGTAGATTTTGTTAGTGGATTTATTGTTGCTGCAGTATTTAAGAATAGCACTAAAACAGAAACAGGTGCAGCACAAAGTAGTGCCGGGTTTAAAGGCTTAGCAAAGAAAGTATTTATATATCTAATTATAGTTGTTGCTGTACAAATGGATATAGTAATGGGTAATAGTGGACTTATACGTAATGCTGTAATTCTAGGGTTCATGGCTAATGAAGTATTAAGTATTATAGAGAATGCTGGATTAATGGGTATAGAACTACCAGATGCACTTGTAAATGCAGTAGATATATTAAAAAAGAAATCAGAAAGTAAACAGGAGTAAGGGAAACCTTGCTCTTTTATTTTTAGAATTTTGAGGAGGAATATGTTATGGCAAAGATATTTTTAGATTATGGACATGGTGGAAGTGACAGTGGAGCAGTTGGGAATGGTGTAGTAGAGAAAAAGGCTAATTTAGTAACTGGACTTGCCTGTGCTGCTGAATTAAGAAGACATGGTGTTACTGTGAGTGAAGCTAGAATAACAGATGTATTTGTATCTTTAAATGCAAGAACTGTTAAGGCTAATAGTCTAGGTGTAAATTATTTTGTATCTATACACCACAATGCAGGTGGTGGAGATAGAGGAGAGGGGATACATTCAATCTATCGTGGTAAAGGTCAAGCCCTTGCAAATGCTATACTAGATGAGATGGCTTCAAAGTTAGGTCAACAAAAGAAGGTATATGAGAAAAAGGGATCAGATAATAAAGATTACTATCATGTAATAAGAAATACTAACATGGATGCAGTAATAATTGAGGTATGTTTCCTAGATAATAAAAAGGATGTTCAAATAGCAGATACAGTGGCGGAGCAGAAAAGGAATGGTATTGTTATAGCACATGGAATACTTAAGCACCTAGGGATAGATATAAAGGGTAATAGTACTCAAACCATTAAGACCTATAGAAATGTTATAGTATATAAGAAAGGCACTGCAGATCAGGTTACAGCAGAGTTCTTCAATAGAGTTCTTAATGCTAAAAAGGAGGACTCTATATGTGTGGATGATGTGGAATATGGTAAAGGATTTATCAGAGGTACTTCAGTACATGCAATAGGTGGGGGACTTAAAAATATGAGTGCTTCAAAACACTACTATGGAGCTGGAAGGAATGAAACTGCACAGGCAGTATTAGAACATTTAAAATAAGATTTTAAAGGGTAGTGAGGTAAAACTTGCTGCCCTTGTTTTTGCTCACTTTGTAAACGATATAATATATTAACAAAAGATGAAGGAGATTAAAAGAATATGTAGAATATATAACATAATTAACATATATTACATAAGGAGGGGTACATAGTGACAGTTGAAGTTGGAGTCTTAAACAAGCAAGGTGTTGCATTAGCTACTGATAGCGCAGTAACTATTGGTAATGGTAGCAAATTCTATAATACTGCTAACAAATTATTTGCGTTATCAAAATATAATCCTGTAGGTATAATGGTATATAGCAATGCCGAAATAATGGGTTATCCAGTTGAAATATTAATAAAAGAATATAGAAGAAAATTAGGTAATAAGCACTATGGAACAGTAAAAGAATACTGGGAAGATTTTTTAAAGTATCTTATAAAGGTATTTGAGGATAAAGATAATAAGAATTATTATTTTAATCAAATATATATGTTTTTAAGCACTCTAGATAGGATTATAAATAATGAAGTGGAAAAATTAAGAAACTCATTTGAAGATTCTACTAAAGATATAATAATGGATAATGTTAATAATATAATATATAAAATAATAAATAACTTTTATGAACATTATAAAAAATTAGATGATGATTATGTTTTTAAGAAACTTGAAGATAAAATTAGGGAGCAATGTTTAGATGATATAAGAGATACAATTCAAAGTGAAATAGGTATATTAGAAGAAAGAAGTGAAGAACAACTCATAGAAATATGTATTATGATACTTACAAAAAAGCATGATCAGGGGAGTAGAACAGGTATAGTCATAGCTGGATATGGTGAGGAGGAGTTATATCCTAGGCTAATTAATGGAGAATTTTTAGGTATATTCTTTGGTGAAATTAAATATAGTATAAAATATGATGTATCTATTAATAATGAGAATGAGGCTTATATATTACCTTTTGCACAAGATGATGTAATAAATACTTTTATGACAGGTATTGATAACGATATTTATTGTGATATTATTAATGCAATAGATGAAACAAAAGAGTTAATGATAAAAGAATCAGATTGTAAATGCAATAATATTGACAAATGTTTTGATAAGCTTAGTAAAGATATATCAGGAAAAATTCAAGAAAAATCAGCTACTTATCATTGGGAACCAATATTCCAAACAGTTTCAGTGGCACCGAAGGAAGAACTTTCACATATGGCAGAAACATTAGTAAACCTGACATCTTTTAAAAGGAATTTATCAATGGATGAGTATAGTCAATCTGTTGGAGGGCCAATAGATGTTGCCCTTATAAGTAAAGGTGATGGATTTATATGGATTAAAAGAAAGCATTACTTTGATAAAAATTTAAATAGTAACTTTTTTCAAAATTATTATAAATGATTAAAGGAGTGGTTAAGGTGGTAAAAGAAAACAGAAAGACGGTATCAAACTCTAATGCTGCTGAAAAATATACATTTAATTATATTAAGTCTGGAATACTTCAGAGTAAAAAAGAAAATGATTTAGTTATAAATAAGAATGGGTTTAAAAATAATATGTCTAAAAGTAGTTACATGAATTGGTAAACTTATAGATTTATAATAATTAATAACTTGTTTAAAGGAGTAAAGATTAGACTAAAGCGTTTAAGGTTATATTCTTATATCCAAATATTACAGGTAGCAATTTTCAAATTAAATGTTATAATATCACTTGAAACCTTTTAGGTTAGCTAAGTAATTATATTTTTAAAACTTAATATAGAGGAGGGATTTATTGTGTCCTGGAAACAAATTATATATATTCTATCAATGAGTATATTGATTCTAGCTATTATTATTTTTAAGCTAGTTTAGAATTTGGTAGACCCTTAGTAAAGGTAATAGGAAGCTTTGCTAAGGGGTGGACATAATAATATAAACTGTAAATTTAAATTAATAGTAAAAAATATTAAAATTGAATTTACAGTTAAACCTCCTAAAAATACAGAGAAAGTAGATGATTCCTTATGATTAAGAACCTCATCTGCTTTCTTTTTTATTTGCATTACACTAATTAAATAATTTATAAATCTTTATAACGATTGATATCCCAAGAAATATAAGGATTATTTGAATTAACATGAAAAATATTGAAATAAGTCCAATGAAAATCTTCATTAGCCTTATTTTTTATTCGTATTTTAAAAAAGTGTGAGAAAATGAGGAAAATGCAGTATATAAGAGTAGTATGTTCAAATGAAAAATGAATATTTATTTGAATCTCGTGAGAACTAAATAAAATCTCTAATATGTTTTTAAGATGTACATAAGTTTATATCGTATAGGTATTTTGAGGTTTATCAAAGTTTTTGGAAGTTGCCCTCCATATGTAGATAGATATATCATATACGTATGATACAAAATATGTTAGCCGTCATCTAAATTTTATTATAAGTAGGAGGGAAAAGGCAAATGATGGAGATAAATTTCAATAAGAATATTCAAACAGAAGAAATGTTCGAATTAGGACTAATAAAAGCAGGACAAACTTGTGTAATTTACAAAGCAAAGGAAGATAAATGCTATGAATGTAAAATAATAGATGGAAAAGAGGTGGAATATGAAGGAGCTACGATGTCATACAATAAGTGGGGAATGCTGATATATAGCAACTGGAAGGGATTTAATGCATATAACAATATTTACGTTAAAGAAATAGGAGCAACTTTGGATACCATTAGACAAAGGTATTCTCTAATAGTAAATTTAAAAAAAATGGCAAATGATTCTTACTACAACAAGGCGTTAAGTAATAAATATGAAAATTAGTGATATTGATATATAAACCCCGATGCATACTTAGCAGAAGTACTTTTAAACAAATATCGGACAATATATATTATTTCATACAATCTGCAGAGCCTAGAGTAAATCTAGGTTCCTTTATTTTATTATAAACATTAACACCAACACCATAAAGAATGCCAATATTCCAAGTATAGATCCTAGAGTTAGAATTATTTTAGTTAAAGATTTTATTATTTCCATGTACTCACCTCTTTGAAAATATTGACAAAGTGTGTATATATTATACAATATAAGTAGACTAAATAACAATTAGGGGGTTACAAAGTGGAAAAATTAAAATCTATAATAACAAGTAAAGTGGCTATAGGTATAGCATGCTTTATTTTAGGTGGAATTGTTTTTGGGATGATTATTTTAAGTGGAACTTCTGGAGTAGATATAACTCAGGAAAGATACAATCAGTTATTAGAAATGGAGAAGGTAGCACTTGCATCAAACAAAGATAATAGTGGTGGTGAACAAGAGAAAAATAATGATAGTGAAAGCACTACTCAAACTAATCAAGAAGAAAATATAGTATTTGGTGTAGGGGAAACAGCTTACTTAAGCGATTCTAGCGGTGTTAAAATAATGTCATTAACTATTAACGATGCAAAGTTGATAGATGAAAGAAATGAGTTTTCTGATAAAAAAGCAGATAAAGTAGTAGAAATAGATTATACATATGAAAATATTGGAAGTGAAGAAAATTTAAATATACTTGATTCACATTTTAAGGTTTATGATGCATCCGGAAATGTGCTAGAAACATATCCAGCAGGTGGAGATAAACATTCACAAGCTATTAGTAAAGGCAAAAAATGTAGTGCTAATATGTCATTTGCATTAAATAATGAATCAAATGAATTAGAGATAGAGTTCTATGAAAATATGTTTAATGACAAACCAACAGGAGTATTTAAGATAACATGCAAATAATAGTGTATTTAATTTGACTAGGATAAAACCTGGTCTTATTTTATTTAAAGGAAATTTATGGTATATGTAGAATAGTATATTGTAGGGGTGGTGTTATGGTTAAGAAAGGATATGAAAGAGTAGATGTAACTTTTTCTAAGACTTCTGATATAGAAATGCAATTGTATAAATATATAGAAGAAAAAGGACAACTAATAGGAAAAGGGAAGTATATTAAACAACTTATATTAGAAGATATGAAGAAGGCTCATAGAAAATAGAGCCTTTATTTTTTTATAAAAATTTCGGAACTTTTAGGAAACTTTTGGTACTAGATTGCATATAGATATATTAAGAAGTAAGAAAGTAGAGGAAGTTATGGTAAATAAGATTACAGTTTCATTTAAAAGTACCACCAAAGATATGAAATTATTCGTAACAGTTAATAGCCAAGAGGAGAAATCAGATTTTATTAAAAGGGCCTTGGAATATTATATTAAATATTTAGATAAGGAGAACAGAGAATGTTTGGAGTAGATTTATTAATTCTTGAAGGGATAAAAAGCCTAGCAATTTTAACAGGAACTTTGAAGGAAGGATTAATTATATTAACTGGAATAATTACTTATAGTATAGCAGCAGTAAAAGTGGAAGGGAGGAATAGAA